CTGTTGATTTCCTCCGTGAAGGTTTTGAAAATCTTTGGCTATACTACGACCCATCAGGCTCGAGTTGGCATCGTGTAGGCCTATCGGAAAATGAGATTTATGATGACCCGCTCGCCTACGCACTGATTGGCCTCTATGACTACGAAGGCTGGAGCCTAACAGTCCAAAAGGTTTACAATTTCATCAATAGCATCAGAGCAAGCGCTCAGTATCCAGCATACAATCCAGCTATTTGTTGGGCAGGCTACATAGATGTTGTTACTCGTTTTCCATCGTGCGACTACTACGATGCTGTCACAAGCGGGATACTATGGAAGATACGGAAGAATCACGATAAATCGAGCTTTCATTTCAGCGTGAAAGTCATAGACAAACATCAAGACGAGTTCATGTTTTGGGGTGTCAAACATACCGATTACAGCTATGTGGAAAATAAGAAGGCTACAGCAACGGTCTGTTGGCTGTCACTTCTTTATCTAAACTACGAGGATCCATTAACACGGTTTACACAGATTCTCAAGTCTAAAGGCGAAAACATAATCCTCTATCCAGTACAGGAAGCAGCTGACCAAGTTTCTTATGGCGAAGGCATAGACATTCCAGCCATTGTTTCTCCAGCAAGAATTGAAGAAGTTCTCATAGAACCCGGCTACATAATCAACGACTACATCACCGTCCACGTTTTCGCTCCGGTAAGACATCATGACAAGATACGGCGCAAAGGCGTCGACTACGAAATTCTAGGTATCCAAGAATTCGACTTTCAAGGAGAAACAGCCTATCGCAAGGCTTTCTGCAGGAGGCTTCTAAGTGCCTGAAGTTGAGAAACCAGTTCTCACACTCATTCGATTGCTCAAGCGATACCTGTGGATTGTAAAGGATGACGGCTCATTAGCGAGCATGCTTGTCAGCCAAGAGTGGTATGACCGAGAACTTTTCAAAAACTATGATGGACAAATAAGTGTTGGATTAGACAGAAGCGAGGACCAGAAACTCAGTCTTACTGGAAACCTTAGGCGCAGAACAGGTTTTCTTCGCATCAATGTTTGGGTCATAGATAAGCCAGATCAAAACATTGTTGGAAGAACTCTAAAAGACAGAATTTGTGCAGATGTTAATCGAGTCATCAGAGAGAAACGTAACAAGCCCAATCAAGTAGACTACTACTTTGGCGGAGTCGGACGATCAACAGGAACACACAAAGCCTATCATGCAACCTCAGCAACCGAATTCTCACCCACTGATTCTGGCTGGACAGAGCTCACAGACTTGGAGTATCAAAAAATCTGGTACAGCGACGACAACCGCTTCAGCAAGTCAACTTCAGAAAACGGAAAATACGCTCTCATGCTTTTCAGATTCAAAATCGATGCAAAAGAGAATGTCGTTAAACAGATAATCTTATCGTTTGAAGGCTATGGCACCGCACCCAGTGGAAATGGCTCTACTATCAAGGTTTGGAATCATTCTGCTGGTGAATGGCAAAATGCAGTTTCTGGCATCGGAGGAAGTGATGAGACATTAACTATTACGTTGTCTGCAAATTTGCCAAATTACATTGATGCGAATGGCTACCTGTATTTGCTTGCCAAAACAACTAGTCAAAGTGATGGCGTTACACTGGCAGTTCTCTATTGCGATTATGCTCAGGTCGTGTTCACGGTTTATGGCATAACGTATGCCGATGTTGTTAGTTTTCGTGATGCTGACGAAGTCCGTGTTAAGCCCTTCATTTGGCGAACTGAATTCGTGATAAAGTCATGGTTGTTTGAAACTGTTCCAACTACTTAGGAGGATGAAAAAGAAGAATGAGTGTTTATGGTGCGCATGAAGCAAAAATCTTCTATGTCGAAGAATCAACATATGGAGTAACTCCAACAAACCCGAGCATGCTAGGCATAGCAACCGCAGAAAACGTTGAGCCTGCTTTAGACCCGGGATTACTTAAGATTAGAGGCATTGGTTCAAGAGACCTCAAAGTCATTAAGAAAGGCTTGAGACGTGTGGGGTTGAAGGTTGCTTATGCCCTTCCAAGCGACTCTCCCATAAACTTTCTACAGCACATTCAGACCCTGAAGTCACTAAGCATTGAAGTATTCTACGAAAAAACAAGCGGAATTATTGACTTGCTGCATAAAGGTTGCAGAATGGACAAGGTGACTGTAGAATGCGCAATAGAAGACATCGTCAAAGCTACTGCTGAGCTGATCGGTCAAGATGTAGCTGTTGGAACCGCAAAAATATCGGGAGCTACCTATGCTGATTATTCTGGTGCTGTTCCTTTTAATGAGAGCTTCGTGCAACGAGGTGCAGGTGATGGTTCAGGCTTAACTGCCATCGAAAGAGCCACTGATTGGAAGTTCACAATAGAAAACAGCTTGAAACGTGTGCCCGTCATCAGAAGCACAAGTGGACATTTGCTGAAGTATCTGCAAGAACGCCACAGAGTCTTATCAGGTGAAATGACTTTCGAGTTTGAAAGCAAGCAAGAATACGATGACATAGTCAATGACAGCGAATTCAGCCTCAAATTTGGATTAGGCGGATCCAACAGCGCCATATTCAAGTATTGCAAGTGGGAAAAAGCTGGCACGCCAACAAAAATCGAGGATCTTGTTTCTCTGAAGGCGCCATTCGTTGCAAGAGATGTCTACATTAGCTAGGTGGTTAAAATGGCTGAAGTCAAAAGTTTGGAGAATTTTGGTCGAGAAGCCGAACTGCGCAAGAAATGGATGCTGATGTGGGAAAAGCTAGGTGAACGTGTTTTGAAGTTGCCGAAGTGGATGCAGAACATTGTTCTTGAAGATATCAACACGGCAATTCGGAATCGACTTGCAACTATGGAGATGATTCAAAATGCGAAAAGAAGAAGTTGACTTGGACAACCGTTTTGGAGAACAGTTTGCTGGGCACTATGTTTTCCAAGAGATTACTTGGGCTAAGCGCAGTCACATAATTCAGAAGCACACGAAATATCATCCAATAACAGGACAGGTCAGCGGTAGCGATTTTGTGGCTATTCAGGCAGAAACCATATGGGCCAGTCTCAAAGAACAGCCATCAAACAAGCCGATAACACTAGAAAACTTACTGAATGAAGATGAAGGAATTCCCATAGAGTTAGGTGAGTTATTCTCAAAGATTGTCAATAGGCTCAATGGCGTGACTCATGAGGATCTGCGTTTTTTATTAGAACAATTAGACGAGGAAAGCCGAGTCAATCTCTTTCAGAGTTTCGGCTTTGTAAGGAATTCGGCTGGACACCCAACCAGCTTGCAAGACAGCCAGCCAAAACAATCCAACAATTCCTTGTCATCCTCAACGAGTTAGACCGCCAAATGGAGGAGGAAATGCAGAAGGCAAAGAGGGAGGCAAAACGTGTCAGTTAACATCGAAATCCATGTTGAAGGCTTAGACGATCTGCGAAGCAAAATTGAAACCTTAGACTCTGCTACGAAAAACCACATACATGACAAGCTGATAGAGCAGGGTGAAATCCTAAGAAACACAGCTCAGGCTTTTGCACCTAGACGAACAGGCTACCTTGAATCAACCATCTACGCTAGAGTAAGAGACTGGGTTCTGAAAGTCGGTGCTACAGCCTCTTATGCTGCCTTTGTTGAGTTTGGGACACGTTTCATTCAGCCCCGACGTTTCTTAGCGAGGGCACTCGAATACTGTATGCCAGGTCTTGTCCGTAGCATGCATGAGGCAGTTGACGACGCCATAAGGGAGGCTAAGGGTTGAGTTTTCATGAAGTTGCCATTGATGTGATAGCTAGAGACAAGGCTAGTGCAGAATTTGAAAAGATTTCAGCAAGTAGTAGCAAAATGGGTTCTCAGATTCGTAGTGTTGGTCGCGAATTTGCCTCTTTCGGCGCTTCAGCTTTTGCCATCGCAAGAGTAGGTGAGCAATTTGGAATCTTGTCTAAACAGCAAGCTGACGCTATTGCAGGCTTTGGAAGCATTCTGGCGCTAGCTGGTACTCTAATCAGAACCTTTAGCTATTTGGCTAGTGCTCAAACGATTTCAACCATAAAAACTGCCATTGACACAGTGGTTCAGTGGGCGCATAACGCAAGTCTTGCTGCAAAAATCGTTCTCTTGACTATGGGAGTAGGTGCAATCATAGTTGCTGCTGCAGCTATGGCAGCGCTTAGTATGTCGACTATGGCTGCGACTTCATCTATGCGGGAGTTCAACGCTACCGCATCAGAAACACCAAGACAAGCTCGTAGTATCCGAAGGGCTGGAGAGGAGCAGGAGTATTATCGGCGAGGGGTTGAATAGTGAGCATTGCTCTGCCAGTTACTGCCATTGTTTTCGGTTCTGTTACGCCTCCTCAAGATGATATCATTGACTTGAGGGTTCATCTGGGTTGCACAAAAGAAGTCTCAAGTTTCGATTGCTTGCTCCAGAATTTTGACAAGAAGTATAGTCCTGGCGGAACTTATCCTATCAATGTTGGCGACAACGGGAGCATAAGCATTGGCAGAGGAGCAAACTGCCCACTCATCATAACTCTGAGGGTAGAAGAGATAGAGCCTGAATCTACTCCACTAGAAAACTATATTCGAGTAAGGGGTCGATGCTGGGGAGAGAAACTCTTCCGAAAAGTAGTCACAAAAACCTATGAAAATAAGAAAGGTGAAGAAATTGTCAAAGACCTGATGGACTATTATGTTGGGTTAAGCCATGTCAGAGACAGCACAGAGCTAGTCGAAAACACCGACACTACTTACACATTGCTCGAATATGAGAATACGCCAGTCTGGGATATTTTGAAATACATTGCTGAATCAGCTGACAAAAACGGGGTCATAGGCTTTGATTTTCGCGTTGCTCCAGATGGAAAATTCGAGTTTTTCCCAAGAAACAGCAAGACAAGCCCTGTAAGCCTTTCTGAAGCGATTGAAGTCAGTCGCTACTCCAAAGATATTCATCGTATTCGAAACAAGATAATGGTTTATGGCTTAGCTGACAAAAGTGTCCCTGCAGATAAAGATGAATGGACAGAGTCAAATCAACTTCACATACGGACAGAAACTGATGCTCAAGCTAATGCTGGGCAAAAGATTGTTAGTGTTCAGAGCGTGTCGGGTTTTGCGGTTGGCGACAAAGTCTTCCTAATCGAGTATATGAGCAGCGAAGAAAACGAGATTGAAAGCATTGACTCTGTAAACAAAGACTTGATCATGAAGAATAACCTTATCAACACTTATCCGTCTGGGACATTGGTTCTTAAACTACCTGGGTGGTTTAGTGGAACAGGCACAGGAATAGTTTCTCTTGATTCAGCAACTAAGATTGCCGGTTCATATTCAGTTTGTCACACCACTACAGTCAATGACTACTACGGTTGTTTGCTCTTGCGTTTTGCAGCAGGCGGAGAAGTCAATGGCGATGACTATCCAAGCCTCAACTTCAGCATTAAGCTTCAAAATACTTTCAGTGGACATATCGGGCTTACGCTATATGACATCAATAACAATGAGGCACATAGAAGCATCAATGCCGAACCAGGCGGAGACTGGGAACCAATTTCACTTACGATAGGAAGCAAGAAAAGTGACCAATGGACCGTATTTGGGTCATTTGACTGGAAACATATCAAGGAAATTCGTATGGATGGTGACTTTCCAGGCGTAGGAGCAGGAAGCTTCTGGGTCGATAAATTATTCTTTAATCACCGTCGCTTTGAAGCCGTGCAAGAAGATGTTAGTAGTCAAAATCAGTATGGCTTGAGGGAATTAACCGAAACTGACGAGGAATTGCACAGCGACAATGAATGCAACCTTCGTGCAAAGGCGCTTCTGAACCATCTTAGCAGCCCAGCAGAAACTCTCAAAATAGAAACCACATGCCTAGACTATGGCACTAATCCTCTCTTGCCAGGAGACAAAATTCACGTTATTTTGCCAAACGAAAACGTTGACTCAGACTTTCGGATCATAAGCGTTGAATATTATGTAATCGCAACGGAGCAAACATTGGAGATCACCTTAGAACTTGGAAGAGAAAAGCCCTTACTCGCTGACTACCTCTATGGTTTAAGGGCTACAACAGTAACCGTTGAAAAGCTGATGCGCACAAAAGTAGGAGTTATTGGTGTTGGGGCAAGTGGCGGAGGAGGAGGGCTCGGCTTACACGCACCCACCCATCAAAAAGGTGGATCAGACCCAGTCGGGCATGTAGTAGCGATTAAGTTTGGTGCGGAAGGGAGCACAACAACAAGCACAACATACGTTACCGTTGCAAATTCAGACATAGCCTTGGACCCTGCCTTGTTTAAGACCGCATCCAAACTCTACATGAAAATTATAGCGCATATTAAGAACAACACGTCTGGACAGACGGTGTATTTACGAGTCCTTCGTCAGAACGCGGGAACACCTGTCGCAGGTTCTGAAGTTTCTCAAGCTGGCCCAAATTGGGGAATCATCGCAAGCGGATGGATAGACTGGTCCGCGGAGTCGGGAAATGAAAGTTATCAGGTGCAAATGAAAGTGACGGGAGGCACTGGAGAGTACAATTCTGTATTGATGATTCTGAGTCCAGTTCAACTATAGGGGGTGGAATGAATGAAGATTTGTCAGTTTAAGCTTGAAATACGCATGGAAGGTGGCGGGGAAAGGGTCATGCGGGCCATACGCAAGGCGTTGAAAGCCAAAATCTACACCATGCTGAAAGAAATCGAAGGAAAAGAAATCGAGGAAATAAGCACTGAACTTGAGAAGGAAATCGTAAGAAGAATCATAAAGTGATGGGACAAGATGGAAACCTACACTAAAGAGAAAGTCGAACTTGACCTTAAACTACGCGTTATGTTAGGCAATCATAAACAGCTCTCGGAAAGCGACGTAATCATATTCCACTGTCCTCTTGACCTAGCTTTTTTAGATGTCATCGATAAACCCAGCATATATTATAATCATCGCAGTGGAAGACCCACAACATTCATGTTTAACGAGATTACACGAATGATCGAGCCAATACACCGAGAAGTTTTGAAGCAAGACAGAAATTGGATAAACAACAAGCTAAGGGAACTACATCAGAAGCCTGATGTCATCATATCAAACAGCAAGTTCACGCGGTGCATGCTAAAAAAATATTTCCAAGTTGAGAGCCACGTTGTTTATCCTCCAGTCGACCTAGGCATGTTTAAACCCACATCTCAGAATCCTAAACGAACCTACTTTCTATCGGTTCAACGCATCAACTGGCAGAAAAGGGTAACCGTGCAGATCGAAGCCTTCAGAGGCACATGTGAAAAGCTCATAATTGTGGGCGGTATGGGCGATAAAAAGCCCAATACAAATCTGCTCAGGCTGATCGAAGACAGCCCAAACATAAAGGTGCTAGCCGGTGTAACAGACAGAAAGCTCGCATGCCTCTACACGCATGCTAAAGCAACAATTCAAACAGGCTATCATGAGGACTTCGGTTTAGTTCCAGTTGAATCCTTTGCGTGTGGAACACCCGTGATTTGTGTAGATGAAGGCGGATTTAAAGAAACAGTGCACAGTTCAAGACTTGGGGTCCGCATAAAAAAGCCATACATAGACAATCTAAGAAGTGTTGTTTCACTCTGGGACTGCAGCAAATACGACTCGGCTGTTTTGAGGAAGGAAGCTGACAAGTACAGTTTTGAACGCTTTCAGAAAGAGATGGAGTTTTACGTTAAGCTAGCGGTGGATAAGCATGAAGAAAGAAAAAGAGGTTTATGTGGATCCTGAGACAGGCTTAACTTTTACGCGGGTTGATTTCAGCAACAGAGAAGATGTAGAGCTTTACACAAAGGCTGAAGAGGATTTCGCTGACACTGTGCCAGACCCCTTCGTGCCCAGAAACTTGGTTGTAGCTTTCGGAATAGGTCAAGCCATGCGGTACGACCACCTTCAACGTTACAGAACACGATTCCTCTTCGCCTTTGACAGAGACTTACCGATCGGCATTGTGAATATTTTTCGTGTCATTCAGGACAGTCCAACAAAGCAAGAAATTTACCCTGTTTTTCACGTTGAACCTTTCACAAGTGTGGCAGTCGCAAAAGTTGCTGACGCTTATCATGCTGTGGCAAGAATGCTGAACAAGGAAGGAAACGAGAGGGTCTTTTGTCATATACCCTATGGGCATGCGGTGCTGAAGGCTAAACTTCGTAAAAAGCAGGAGTTCGGGGATTTTGAGAAAGCGGTTGAGATTTTGGAGTTGATTGTTTAATGCTCGTGGAATTTAACTTTGAGAGAAAGAACTTACAAGCTAGTGCTGGAGAAATTCAAGATTACCTTGAACAGGAGCTCAGAAAACGAGGCTATCCTATACTATTTGAAATTGAAAGCGTCACCATTATGAGCCGATGGCTCGTTTTACTCATAGACTTTCCAACATTAAAGGAACATACACTAAGACCCGTCGAATTTCTCTGGGACGCCATCGCAGGCTTGATTGTGCTCAAATACGACGTTCGCTACCGACACTTCACAGTTCACGGAGAAGGGCCTTCACTAATTTTCAAGGAGAAAACCCAGCCATGACACTACTATTTGTATGTCAAAGAGGATCTGAACATGCGAAAGCGTGAATTTTTTGAGATAACAAAGTTTGCAAGAAGATATGATCGCACTACTGGAAAGTTTGTTATCAATATAGCTTACAAAACTAGGACGGACATTACGGATAGAACTATTGCTGTTCATGAAGCGTTTGGGCTTGGTGTGGATGATTATCAGAGGCATGTGGTTTATGATAATGTAGAATTGAAGATAGGTCCAAATGATGTTGTGTATATTACGGGTGAGTCAGGATCTGGAAAATCTGTTTTGCTACGGGCTTTGGAGAAGGATTTAGGCGAGAAGGCAGTCAACATAAATGATGTCAAACTTGACAAGGATAAACCGTTGATTGACTGTGTTGGTAAAACTGTTGAGGAAGGCTTGGAACTGCTGAGTAGGGTAGGCTTGAATGATGCCTTCCTTTTCGTTAGGCGTTACAGCCAATTGAGCGATGGACAGAAATACCGTTACAGAATTGCCAAACTAATCGAGTCAGGCAAACAGTTTTGGGTTATGGACGAGTTCTGTGCAACATTGGATAGAGACACAGCCAAAATCGTAGCCTACAACCTTCAAAAACTAGCAAGACAAGAAGGAAAAGCAGTTTTAGCAGCCACAACGCATACAGACCTCTTTGAAGATTTGAAGCCTTCGGTTCATGTTCACAAGCGATTTGGGAAAGAAATTGAAGTGTGCTACTTTCCGAATGAACCAGCCAAAGAAAGCAGTCTAAACAAGGAAATTCGCATAGAAGAAGGCACAAGGTCTGACTATGAGCTACTGGCGGGTTTTCATTACCGTAGTCACCAGATTGGGATTGTGCGCAAGATTTTCCGTGCGGTTCGAGGCGATGAAGTCGCAGGTGTTATAGTTTACTGTTATCCTGGAATGACGGTTGCTGGACGACTCAAAGTTCTGCCCAAATTGAGCGTAAAAGACTTGAATCAGAAGCTAAGTGTTATCATGCGGGTTGTTGTTCATCCCAAATATCGCACTATAGGTTTGGGTCAGCGACTTGTAAGAGAAACTTTGCCGCTTGTGGGCACACCATATGTTGAAACAATCGCGGTTATGGCCAAATATAATCCGTTTTTCCAGCGTGCAGGAATGCAGAAGATTATGGAGCAGTCTCCGCCTAAGCATGCTTTAGCTATTCGAGATGTGCTTTCAAATCTAGGCTTTAACATAGTCTTGTTAGGTAGCCAAAAATACGTTCTCAACAAACTCCGCAGCCTATCAGATGAACAAGTCTTGGAGACCCGTCATGCTTTCATGAAGAATGTGCATGTACGCTTTTTGAAAGAATTTTTCTACCATGAACCATACGGAAAACGGGAATTATATAGGCAGAGAGTAGAGACTGCAACGTTAGAGAAACTTACGAAACTCATCCATGTCACTGCTTTGCTACTGCAGACAAAAGTTTACCTGTTTTGGAAGAGAAATGAGAAAAAAGAAGAGAAGAGAGATTAGGAAAGTAAGTCTACGAAACGGTGACTCTTTCAACTTTCTTCAGCCAAGGAATCCTTGCTGGTCCTTTTGAAAGTTCGCTCATTATCTCTTTCTCAATCTCTCGATTCGGCTTCTCAATGCTTTCCTCTACAAGAGAAATCACAATTACAGCTTTCCTGACCATCTTAGCTCACCTCTTTGACTTCCTTCGTCACAAGCAGTCCTTCAGGCGTCTGTCGCAAAGTTACCCTATCGCCTTTCTGAAAACCAATAGCTGCAAGGATCTCTTTGTTCAAGTAGAGGAACCCATACTTGTTGATTGATGCTTCTGTTGGAAGCGTTTGCTTGTTTTCCTTTGTCATACTTTCACCTCCATAGTTGTCAAGAACCTTCTACGCTGACGCTCTATTAAAAATCTGTTAAAATCGGGGTTGTAATGCCAAAATACCCATGCTTTAAGGCTATTGTGCCTAGGCAACCGACAATTGAGAAATAAAATAGAAAATTAGTATCCCTAGACAAAAACCAAAACTCATAGTTAAGTTTGCTATAGTCGTTTCTTGGTTTTCATGATGTGCATGTCTATTAGAGCTCCTGTTGCGATTGCGTTTACACCGCTTGCAAAGGCTACGAGGATAAGTAACATATCATCTTTGTATCCAGCCCTGCCAGATAACCATACTGTAGATTGTCAAACCGATTATGACTATCCAAAATGCCCATAACAACGTGGCAATAATACTTGGTCTTGTATACTCCATTTTAATTTCCTCTTCACTACTACTCTCATCTTATTTATGGTTAAGACTTCAGTTTTACTTTTACTCAACTCTCTCCACTCTCTTAGCTTTCTTTCGAGCAATGGTTTCTTAAGCAACAAAATAACCAGATTGAATTTTTGCAGAGGTGACCATAGACATGAGCTATTGGAAAGGAGTGGAAGATGCGTTTAAGCTCGTTTTGCATGAGGGCAGAAAAGCATCAACTACACAAGAACTGAAGGAAAGAGTGGAATACATACAGGGTTTAGTCAAGCAGGGTCGATGGGACAAGATACAAGAGATGTTGAAAGCCCTCTAACCCTCTTTTTTCTCATTATGAGGCAGAATTAGGGGAAGTCTATGGCTAGAAGCAACCAAGCCATTAAGCTATATCGCAGACTTGGAAAGAAACGCTACCTTAGAGGAAAACATGCCTATGAACATGAACGCGTCTACGTCCCTATACCAAAAAGATTTCACGACAAAATCAAACACCTCTTAAACCACAAACTAGACATAGCCCTAACTGATGGCAGCGATGGCGTTCTGATCGCATTGCACCCTCGCAAAAATAATTCGGCACGCCGAAAACACCCCGACAAAAAACCAGCTTAAACCCACCTCTACCAGACATTTTTATCATCAAAACGCAAATTGTGCTTAAATACTCAAGCCTAGAAAATTTTGTGACTAGCGAGTTTCGGCACGCAGAAACCTTTTCACCGAGGTTTTGGGGTACACAAACATGTTGAATAACGTGATAGGCTACTTTTCTGCTATTTTTCTTCTAGCGGGTTTGAGTGAGAATCGCATGTGTCGAGGCGCAAGGCAAAAAGTGGAAGAATCTCAGTTTTCAAAGGACGAGAAGCAAGGCTTAACAAGGCTATATTCCATGTCCTTGCCCTCAAAGGCTCGCAAACAATCTACGAAATATGCAAAGAGATCAAAATCCAGAAAGGTCTAAAACAGACGAAGTATACAAACGTGAACCGCAGAATAAGAATTCTCGAGCAATCTGCTTACCTAGAAAAAACTGGCACAAGAAAGACGCAAGCAGGCTTCCAAGCAACAATCTATCAGCTAACCGCAAGAGCATATCTTGCCATTCTACTTAACAAAATGAATCTAGACAACTTCATCCAAACTGCAAAGGAAGAGAACATTGTCGCAACCCTAGCAGCCTTGATATCTCACATGACAACTTAGTTGAGGATTTACTCATAATTTGCGCTACATGCACTCGTTTTTTGCCAAGATTTTATTAGGAACTAGAATGAAAGATGTCTACAGTGGTTCCAAATGGCGTTTAAGATTCTCATTGATGACAATCTAAAAGATAAGCGTGTTCAAGATCTCTATAGCTTCATTACTGGATTCCAATCAGTTGACTGGGGACTTTCCAATTTCAACTTAGACCTCCATGATTCGAAATGTGGGAGTATTCCGACAAATTACGGGTGCATACTATTTCCTTCTTTTTGGTATACTGAGACCAGATTCATTGAATATGCCAAAGGCTTTGTGGAGGAAAGCAAACTGAAAGTATTGAAGAAAGAGTTGAAAGAACAAGAGCTAGTGGACATTGACTCTATGCTTGTTGCCGAGAAAGAAGTAGTCCAAGAGATAGTTTCAAAGCATCCAGATATAGTGGAAAGTGTAAGTACCAGACTTGTACTACCTGCAATTTTAGAGGTTGATGCTATTCCTCAAAAGATGGAAGATGCCTTAACATTATTCGAGCAACAATCTTACAGATTAAAGAATCTTTTGGATTTTTGTAGCGACATGAAAGAACGAGTACGCACTGGCAGAGCTGAACCATTTGAAGACTTTTTAGGAGTGCACCAATGGAACTTGCAGTACGCAGACCCGAGAGAAGTAGAAGAGGCTGTCAAACTCATCGTCGAGAAACATAAAGAGGAATCATACATTGATCATGTTCGGGATAAAGTGATTACACATCTTCGCGAAAAACCTAAGCAAAAAGGGTATGTGATAATTCTCTACGCTTTTCCAGATGCAAAACTAACGATCAGAGAGTTAGAGAAGTTGTTTGACAACGGGTTAGCGCCTGTTCGACAATATCTTTCAAAGAAGACATGCTTCGTGACATTGATGGGCAAATGATGCAAATGCAAAACTGATTTCAAAAACACGAGAATCAAGTTTCAATCTTTCAAAAGCATTCGAACTTCCATCTACTATATTTTTGTGTCTGTTTCGAATATGTCCGTTTTCTGATACTGTACTTTGCGAACCTCTCCAAAGTATACTATACTTTGCTGACGCCAGAAAGTCCTTAAACTTTTGAAGCAACACAGTAGAAAGGTGAGACCATTTGGTCAATCTGCTTGAAAACTGGGAAGACATAGAAAAACACGCAGAGTATCTTGAACATTGGAAAAAGAAAGGATCCTACCAAATC